AACCAATTTGAGCTGACTCCTCAATGTTTCATGAAATTCTTCCCCGTGAAGGAAAGCTTCAAACATCATGGAGTTATACGATTGGACAGCTAGATCTTCCAATTCAACATGAGCACTCTTCATTGCTGAGTGACCCATCTTGTAAATTGAATGCTTGTCCAATGCGCCCACTGTGGTCCCAAGAGCCTCGTGGAAAACGCTCTTCCTTTTAAGAAAATCAATCTCAGAGGAATGAACGAATTCGGGGGGTGTGGCGGACTTGCGAGCATCGGTAATGACCATACCGATACTGTCAAAGAACCATTTCTTAGCTGAAAAGCATGTTATTGCTCTAGCCTCAAGACGGCTCTTGTTCTTGTTATCATCACCATAACAAGCCAATGCTTCATTCTTCCTGTATGGTCCAAGTGCATGAAATTTCTTTGACCCAAGTACTCTCAAACCATTGAGATAAAAACTAATTCTCATGTACAGTGAGTTTTCCATACTATTACCATACACGGTGAAAGAGTTACCTGAGCTCCACAGGAACATGCGAAGATGCGTACCATTCCAGTTGAGAACTGGATTGCGTAAACAATCAAAGATTCCGTCGAGAATTTTTAGATCATCTTCCGTGTAACCAATGGATTCACATAAACGTCTGTTGATCTTAAGCATTGCGCACATGACAGCTTGTGATCGCCGCAAATCATAGTCCTTGTAATCCGAGTCACTTTCCATTTCATCAGATGGTTCAATGCTAGAAATGTGGTTACACAATTCAGCCCAGTCTGGTCCGGCACAGTTCATTCCAACCATGCATTCGGATAGAATTGAGTTGCATGATAAAAATTCACAAATGCCTAGCATATACTGCCGCACCAAAATGGTGAAAATGGCCTGAGTTATGAAAAAGAGTCGGACTTTTTCCTTGTCCTCTGCCACAATTTCATCCTTAAGGCAAGTTTTGCCCCAGACATCGTACTGGAGACCATGAAGAAAGGCATGCTTCATGCGCTCGTATTCCACGAGCAATTCTGGAGTGAGGCCCCAACGTGTGCGACCATCTGGATAGGGCTCCAATTTAAGGAGGACCATCCACTTAGGTAGATTGTATGGAATACCCATGGATGAGAGCGTGTTGATTGCTCCCATATAATTCGCATTGGGTATCCCATTTAGTGACTCATCTACGTTCAGTACTCGGATGTACTCCCGCTCGGCTTTGAATTTCT